TGGCAATACTTCACCCTGTACCAAAATATCTCTAAACTCCTCTCTATCAATGACTTGTTGGTCAAACAAGGAGGTTAATGCTGTAATATCCTGACCTATTAATCTTTCAATATCAAAATCTCTGCTAATCTTTACCTCTGGCGGTTCAATACCAACATATTGTGCAGATAAATTAAATGCTTTCTGTAATTTCTGTTCTAATTCCATAGATACCATTGCAAGCATTGAATTAGTATCAACACGATCTAAACGTCTTGCATCAGCAGATTCCGCTACAAATTTTTGTTGACTTAATGTACTAATACCAAGAGTTGCCATTTGCATCTGTAGTTCCTTAATCTCAGCAGATTGTGCATCAAAAGCACTACTTGCTGGTTCTACATAATAAACTTTATTTCCAGGTTGAGTTGCCATTGCATAATTAACAGATATAGCAAGGTCTTTTGTCTGATCGTCATATCCTTCCATTACTAACATTGGTTGAGATGCAACGTGTAAGCTATGAATTAAATCCGCCTGTCTTTGAAAATGTGCAATATTCAGATATGCAATATCTAATAAAGGTGGTTTACTTACTAAATTATCTGTTTTGCCAGAATAAATAGTAACTAATGGTATTTCACCAAGAGAGAAGCTACCAGACTCAACCTGTGCGTAATCCTTCTGTGTTGTAGCGACTTCAAACTCGCCAACAGAACTATTATCAGAAACATCGTACATTTCTTCAATTTGTTCTTTTTTACGAAAAACTCTATACCTTCCAGGTTCTATAACTCTTATCTGATCAAAGACCTTTTCACCAAACTGACCACTTGGTAATACTGCCTTTTCAGCGATTCTTGCCTGTACTAAATTACCATAGTTTGTTTCTCTATCTAATCTCCAACCATATAAATTCGTAGGATCAACTTCTATCCAATATGGCCTACGATCCTGTGCTCTTTCTTCAGCTAAACTTCTTGCTCCAGAAGGTGCTGGATAATCAACAAGAATATGACTTTGACCATAAGTTAAAGAACACATAAGTATTCTTCTTGCATATTCATCTAAATCTGACTTGCAACCATCAACATCCATTTTAAACATCTCTGTCCAATAAGGATCTCCTGTTAATGTTATAGGTTTACGAAGAACTAAACCTGTGGCTGCTCTTATTAATCTCTGTGTAAAAGGACTAAATACTGCTCTATTTACTCTTGCAAGGTAAGCATCAAAATCTTCTCTTGGCTCTAAAGGTAAAAATGCCTCACTATTTTGTCTGAGATAATCAGTACCTTCAGTTACAGCTTTCATTATCTCCCATCCTTTCATCATATCTAAAACTGCTCTAGTTCTAGTAAAAGGACTATCTTCACCTCCTGCTGAAGTAGAAGAAATTATATTGGTTCTAATTGGACCAGGAACAGCATAAGTCATGTCAACACCTCCATCTCTTTAATGCTAACGCTTTTCTAGTGGGTCTTCCTTTTTTATCTTTAAGTGGACCAGGCATACCAGACATCCTTGCACAAAAACTCTTTCTTCTCGCTGCTCTTTTTCCTGTTGGATTCTTTTCTGTTACTGGTGCTTGTAAATTACTTCCTGTAGCTTTGTTATATTTTGCTCGTCCTTTAGCAGTCAGCCCACCTTTCCTAGACTTTTCCCCTCTTCCAACAGATAAACTAACTCCTTTTCTTCTTGGCATTACTTTCCTTTTTTCCTCATGGCTATTTTATGTGCTTCAGTAAATGTCTTACCACTTAACATCTCTTTCTTCATTACTGCCATGTGCTGTGCAGTATGAGTTCCTTTCTTTTTATGGTTTGCTAAAGCAGTCTTTTGCCTAGCTGTAAGTTCTTTTTTCTTCATTTCTTTTTCCTTTTTTTCTTTTTGGCATTAAGTTTTTTAAGATCAGCAGCCGTGATCTTATTTCGTGGAGGTGCAACAGCAGCAAGTTTGCGTTGCTTGGGAGAATAAGATCCTTTTGGCATTAAACAGCAGAAGTAATAGGTCCATTTACTTGGAAACTTACTGAAACTGTGCTTATGTCACCAACAGTTGAACTAAATGATGTTCCTGTGATAATTGCGTTAAAACTTAACTTCTTAGTGCCTGATGTATCAACAAATAAATTAAATGAAGCATCACCAGCATCTTCTGTCGTTAAAACATCATTTATAATCTCAGCAGTATTATCACCCGAAGTAGCTGTATAAAGCAGATCAACAGTGCCAGTGCCAGATATAAGACTTCCTACATATTTTCTTGAAGTATCACCATGAGCCGTACATTCTAATGTATCTTTTGTTGTATCTAATGTCCAAGCTGTTGTAGAAGCTACTGCTCCCACTGATCCAGTTCCGTTATCAAATGAAACAGAGCCTTCTTCTCCACGAAAAAATGCCATGATTTTAAGAAAATTTAACTTATACGATTATATTACCGTGAAATAGGGTTTTTTACAGTTATTTTTTCTTTTTGCGTCTATGTTGATAAGTTATTTTTTTACTTCCTGTTTTTTCACGCTTAAATCTTGCTTTTTCACTCGCTGACATCTCTCCTACAGTCTTAGGTGTTTTACTTGATACACGTTTTTTAGGACGACAGGCAGGATAACCTCTTTTTTCTCCTTTCTGACGACCACAAGGTTTACCAGTTTTTACATCAACCCAGTTTTCCTTAAACCAACGGGTTAAACCACCACTACTTCTTGCCACGTTTCTTCTCCACTCTATAAGTACCGCCACGCTTTTTATACTCTCGTACTAACCAAGCATTTGCATAAGCAGAAGGATAAACTTTAAATTTACGTTTAGCCTCTGATTTTACTCGTGAGTATAAAGCTTTATTTACAGGTACATTCATGTCTCTTCTTTCCTCCCTTTTTCTTCTTCTTTTTCTTTTTTGTAGTTGACATTCCGTAATGGTAAGGCATAAGCAAAAAGTCTCTTAATATATTCTAAACGAAGTTTGGCCTAGTGTCTCTGGCTTCGCAAGGTTAAATTGTTGCAGACAAAGATAACCAAAAGCATCAAACGCATGGTCCACACCTAAATTCTTATTAGGTAAACCAGTATTAGGTGCATAAGTTAATGTCCTTAGTGCTTTTATCAATTCTTTACAACGAGGATGTATAAGTGTCCTTCTATCGCCATTAGCGTCAAACAAGGCAGTATTGACAGCAGTAATCTTATCTCTGATCTTCCAGGGACTTCTAGGACTCATAACAGTAAAACCAGACCTTCTAAGTATCGTATGATCCGTTACACCAACTCCACTTGTCTTTCTTGCACTTCCAGTGGGGTCTGGACAAGCAACAATTCTACGGTCAACTCCATACCTTCTCGTAACTTCTTCAGCAAAGTCCCATGTGGTAGCACCTCCTGTAAGCATGATTTCATCAAAAACATATAAAGTGTCGTTATGTTTTACAGCACAGATTCCTGCCATCGGATCAACGTTAAAATCCAGACCAATTAACAAAGGAAGCATGTGTAAATCCTGTACTTCCTTATCAATATTCTCATCAGCAAAACTAACCGCCACTAAACCAGTAAGATTTTCAAAACTAGCTTCAAATTCTTGCCTAAACGTCCTCGCATCTAATTGACTTCTAGCTGCCTCAACTTCTTCTTTCTTTACATTACCCCCCTCTATCGTAGTAAAACTCCATCTCTGCCAATCATCCCATTCCTGTTCACCACAAAAGCACCACATATCATAAAACCAACTCGCAGTTCCATCTGGTGTACTAATAAACAGTGCCCATCCTTGTTTATCAGCCAATGCAGGTCTTATAACCTCCGCCCATACATCTCTATCCATAAATGCTGCTTCATCCAACACAACACCAGCTAAACTTCTACCTCTCAATGCCATTGCATTTTCAGTCCCCTTTAACTCAATACTCGATCCATTAATCAAATCCAGTCTCAAATCTGTCTCATTCTTACTTTTAACCCACGTTCTAGGTGTTAATCTCTTCAATTCCTTCCACGCAATATCCTTTGCCATCCTATAAGTCGGTGCACAATAAAAATAAACTTCATTCGGCCTATTAATAGCTCCTCTCAACAACTCAATACAACTTAAATAACTCTTTCCAAACCTTCTACCAGCTACCAGTACCCTAAATCTCTTATCTGAATTAAAAACTTCCCCTTGTGCATAACGCAAACTTATCTCATTCTTTTTTTCACCGCTAACAACCATAAAATTAACAAAAAATACAATTCATACCCCCTATTTATAGCCTATTTACATACTTTTAAGTTATCATTCACTTAAATACACTCAAAAACATCGTGGTTTCATCTACATTTCCTGCCGATCAACCATTAGAAGATTCTAAACCTAAAAGAAATATTAACTTTCGTGCTCGTACCTCCTGTCAAAACGTACAATTACGATCCCAACGTTTATATTCCCGACAACTCGAAGGTAAAACAACACGTGCACTTGTCCTTGAACATTCAAAAATTGAAGGCATATCTGAAGTAACAGCTTGGCAAGATTGGAAAAAAGTTAAACAATGGAATAAAGAAGATTGGGAAAAAGATAGAGAAACTCTTCTACCTCGTCTTCAAGCAATGAGAATCCGCCTCTTTAACAAAGCAGTCAAAAAAGGTCAACTTCAAACCGCAGCTCAAATCCTAGACTCGCTCGGCAAAGTTATAGGTGAATCAGTAGAAACTGTAAACATACAAGCTCCAGAATTATCAATCCGTGTAGAACCAAAAAATTAATCAGAATATATTTAAGTTACCCGTGTGTATATATCGCGCAAAAAATTTTGCAACTAGTCCCCCTAGCTACAAAAATTAGATTTGATAAAATTTTAAATTAGCTTTCTACAGGTCGCAGACGTAGGTATAAGACACTTTATTATGATTTGGATAGTAGAAGATGTCACTAGCTCTCAAGTGCCTTAAATAGCCTTGTAGCCTTAGTTTAGTAACTTGATAATTATCTATCTGAAAAATATCATCATTCTCAGTATCGAGAGTTTCTACTCCTAACGATCTACAATCGTCGCTAAAGTCTTTGTTAATAAACATTTTGTAAGATTTAATTATCCTTATATTAAACTAATATTATTTATATAGCTAGTAAATATGATACACTTATATGTATATTAATTTGATATACAAATAAGTTTATATTTTATATAATAATAATAAGCCTAGTTATCTTTTATTTATTACTTAACATCATTCTACTAGCTAACCTAATTTCAAACCATTAGTAGTAATTATTTATTTCAAGTAATTTATTTTTACAAGATAGCTAAAGCTCTCATTAATCAAATCTTACAACTTTTTTATTATGACTAGATTATTTTTAGGAATCATTATTTGCTTTTTAGCATCATCACTTTTCAACGATAGACCATTGCAGAATGTGGGAGAACAAATGCAGAATAGAAACGAGAGTATTCAGAATGTAATTAATCAAATATAAGACAATGAAATTTAAAATATTATTATCAGATGAAAAATTTATTTTTCGAATAGCTAAAAATTATTTTTTATATACTGACGAATTTAATTATTTAAAATATTTAATTAAGGAGCTTTAATTATGTTATTAAACAAATGGGAACAAGATATTTTTAAATCCTATGTTAAAGTTAGTGATGACAATTCTAGGTTACATCAAGAAAATTTAGAGTTAAAGGATGAAATAAAAAAATTAAAATTAAAAATAGAGGATGACAATAAGTTATATAAATTACAGTTAGAACAAATAAAAGTTAATTGATTAATTCTTATTTAGAAGTAAAAAAAACTTCTAAGTAAAAATTAATTTAAATAATTTATTTAGATTAATTTATTAAAAATCTTACAAATTTATTGTTATGACAATTAAAAAAGAGACATTCTTTGAAAGTATAGATAGATATGCTTTTGATTTTGATATGTGTAAACCTTCAAAAGGATTTGCACAATTAGATACGTCAGATGATGCCTGGTATTATGGGAACTGGGTTAATTTTAGAGAATATAAGATAGTTAGTTATGTAGAAGGAGATATTACTATTGAAACGTGCGAGAATGTAGAAGAATTTAAACAGTTATTAAAAAAAACAGTAGATTTTTATAAGTTTAAAGCTGAAAGTTTTAAAGGTATAGACTTATTATGTGATGAGAGAATAAAAGAAGATTTTAATAAATTAGGATTAGATAAAAATTATTATCTTTATAAATCATATTGTGAGGTTAAATAAAATGAATATAAGTAAAATTATTTTTTACCAGAGTAATAAAACTTTTGAAATAAATAAAAGTTTTTATTATAAATATGAAACCAAGTATTTTGGTAAAATTTTAATAAGCCAAAAGAGGTTTAAAAGGTTTTATAGTAACTGGACTTTAAAGGTTAAAGAAGGTTTTAAGCCTGATTATATGAATAATAAGACAGTTTACGATTTATTAACAAGAAATAACAATGATTTTAGTTATGAATGTTTTAATCATAAGAATGAATTAATAGAAAAAGATTTTAATTTTTATAAGTTTATAACTATTAAGAATATGAAATATCAAGTAATAAAAGATTTTAGCTTAGCGGATCAACTAGCTAATGAATTAAGTATGGAGTTGTTGATCAAATGAAAAAAGACAGTATTTTTTTTAAAAAAGACATTAAAGGTATGATTATCAAAACAAAATACTTACCTTATCAAAATAAAAGGGATGCGATGGCAAAAGCAAGCCATAAAAGAGACAGTAACAAGACTTATAGTAAATGTATTAGATGGAATACTGATCTAGACGCAATAGATAATTATTATAATGCTTGTTTAGCATTGCTTAAAGAGTGGGAACTAAAAGAATATAACGATAACCTGGAAGTGCTAGCAATAGGATATGACCACGATTATCACTATTTTATAGTTAATAAAAAAGAATTTTAAGAGACTTAAAAAAGTCTCTTTTTTTTATGTTTTATTAATAAATAACTTGCAACATAAACTAATATAATGGTAGCATATAGCTATAACAATTTAAATCAAAGCCATGAATGAATCGTTAAAGGCCGATATTAAAGGCCAAAAATCAAAACTAACAAAATCTTACTTAGAAACAAGTTTTAATGTTCCCTTAACTGGTCAACAAATAAGTGAACTTTATTTTTATATGTGTTATTGGCAAGTTCAAAATGAAAATTGTTTTGATGCTAACGATAAAGATTATATACAAGAGCATGTTGATGATTTTGAAAATTTAGAATCAACATTAAAAAAACCAATAAAAACATATGAAAGTAATTTTATTTAAAAAGGTAATTTATTATGAATAATCAAAAACCAAAAACTATCAATGAATCTAACAAAGAAGAGATTTATTCTAAGATTTTAGATTCTATATTAAATTTACTTGTATGGAATAATGAATTACCAGAATATATAGGTAATTTAGAAATAAGACTAAACAAGAAAGAAATAAAAAGATTTCAAAAAAGATATAAAAATATTATTTGGTATATACAAAATAAAAAACTATGGAGTGAATTATGACACTAAATTATTTTGTACTTGATAGAGCTCTTTATTATTGTGAGCCTACAACTTTTCAAATCTTTGATAAAGATTATGAATTAAAACATAACTTTCCTAATGCTGCAATAGTTTATTCAACTATGAATGAAGCATTAGAAGAAATGAAAAGATTAAATTATAAAAATAGGGATTTTTAATTATGAATTGGACATTAAAAGCTAATCAAAAGTACTGGAATAAAGCATACCAGGAATATATGAATGAAAGTACTTTAAGTGCTAAACAAGTCAGTGATTTTATTAAAGTGAATCCATTTGTAGCACTGACAATAGAAAATAAAGCTATTAAATTAATGGAGTTAGAAAAATGATTATTAGATCAAAAAATAACCTTTTGTTATTGCAGACAATAACTGATCAACTTTTATTAGTTGTTAATGGAACTATATCCCAACCAGTTTTAAGGATATGGCACGTATCACAAAAGAATGAAGCAATAAAAGAATTTGAGAGGATAACAAAATGACTAAAATGAAAAAACTTGAAACAACAATACCTTTTGAAGGTTTTTATAACTCTTTCATTAGTGCTGATATAGAGAATGAAATAGATTCTCTAACTCAATATTATTCAGAATCTTATGAATTTAATGATAACGAAGAACAATTATTATCTAATAGCTTTTTAAGTGTTAATAGATCATCTTTTTATAATGAAATAGCTGAAGATTATACAATTTTTTATATTAATGCACTTAATGAGAGATTAAAAGGATTTAAATTAAAAGCTAAATTTAATCTTTTAACAAGTCCGAGAGAATATAACTTTGAAACAGATAGAATTTTTATAGATATTGAAAGAGATCATGCTATAGATTTTATAAAATATATAATTAAAAACTATAAAAAAGAGTTAGAAAACAAAATTAAAGAAAGATTTACAAGTAGATCAGGTTTTTGGTCACACTATAAAAATGGATTAGATTTATGGACTAAAGATTATTCAGAGTGGGATCATAACCAAATTGGAACTTGTTTTGAATTGTTTGATTTAGAAGAAGAAGATATAGTTTATTCTTTGAGAGAATATTTAAGTGAAACAATAAGTGAAAATTTATATAACACTTTAGATAAAGAAGGTAAAGATCTATTAGATAGAAAACAAAAAGAGAAAGATAGAAAAGAATTAATGGATAAACAACAACTAAAACTAAATTTAATTTAATTATGGAATTATCAACTGTTAAAGACTTAATGACACTTGCATTAATGAAAAGTGTAATTATTAAAGATGATACTGAACAACTATTATTTCAAAAAGAAATAGAATGTCAAATCAAAATTATAGAAAAGAAATTTTCTATGTATTTTATGGGAGAATGTAAAAAAAATGCTGAAAAGTATTTATGGAATAATGCTGATAAAGAATTTAAAAAATTAATTGATAAATATCCAGAAGGTATAAGTGCGATAACAGAAATAGATTTTAAAGGGATTTTAAAATGAATAAATTAACTAACAAGAAAGCCTATGAGATTATTAGAGATAATACTAACTGGGCATGGGTATTTCCTCAGGACGTTAAGTTTAAATATGGATGGATATTCCATAGGACTAGAGATTGTTTAGATGGTGAATTTCATAAAGGTAAAGATACTATTGATTG